GTGCGGGTGCCATCGCCATTATCGACCTCGTCCAGCAGCTTGGCGTTGGGGACTGTCGTGCTGCTGGGCGCGATCGGCGTTTTTCGACAGGGCTTGATCGCCCAAAGCGACCGCCCCCGCGCCGCATTGGCCACCGCCTGGCCACCCGTCCGGTCGAAACCGGCGGTCGTGGTGGCCAGGGTGACGCCGGCCATCGGCACGGTGTCGTCGGCAAAGCCATAGCCGGCCCAGCTGCCCGCACTCACCCCCGAAAGGGTGAGTGACAGGACCGTGCCATCCGCCTCGATCGCGGCGGCGGTGACGGGACCCGTCGGTGTCGGCGTTGGCGTCGGGCTGGGCGTGCCAGCAGGGCGGGAAGTCGAAGCCATCCCGATGCTGAAGCCGAACGTCCTCATGCAGCGATCACCGCGATCTTGTCGCCGGCCGTTACAGAGAAGCTGCGCGACGCGCCTGCGGGCAGGAAATGGGTATCGCCATCGGCGGCGACCGGTGCGGCAGCGAACTTCAGCCATACAGCAGTGTCGGTCGTGACGTGCCAGAATTCGCCTTTTTGAGCGACGATCGTGCTGACCTGATTGCTTCCGCTCGGCACGAACTTCTGTTTCGCCCGCGGGTGAGAATGCTCAACGAGGGTCGGGGCGCCGGAGTTCGGCCGGGTGATAACGGGACCGAGGGTGACATTGGTGATGGCCATGGCTCAATTCTCCGGGAAGGTGACAGGACAGATGCGGGCGACGGCTTCGGTCGCGACCATCGCGGCGGCGCGGGCGTTTGGGCAGGTGACGAGGTTCTGCGCGCAGCCGGTCAGCGCGAATACGGCGATCAGCGGCGCCCACAGTGCGAGCGAGATCGGAAGGCCGATGAGCGCGCCTTTCGCAGGATTGCGGCGCTTGAGGTCGGGATAGAGCGCCATCAGTCATCTCCCCATTTGAACGGCGGCAATACAACTGTCTGGCCCGCTAGCGCGTGAGTGCTGTCGGACAGGAACTGGATATTTCCATCAGTGACGAAGGAGTGACACACCTCTGGCGGATCGCCCGGTTCAGGCTGGAAGTTGGGATCAACTGCGCGACCGGTGGTCACCAACACCGACGGCGTGAAGGTTGAGGCGGTAGGGTTGCCATTATAGCCCCAGCGTGGACCGGGACCATCGCCAACCTTGATGCCATGGACGGCTCGGCAACCCGGACAGAAGAAGAGCAGCCCTCCATCATCTGCGCCGCGCAGGATCGCAGAGAGCGCACCCATCAGACCAGTACCTTCTTCAGCTTGGCCAAGTAGGCCTTCTGCTCGGTCAGCCCGCCGGTGCCGCCCTGGACCAGCCGACACACGGCCGTGACATCATCGACATCGGCGGCGGCGTTGATCTTGCGTGCCTCCCAATAGGCGCAGGCCACCAACAGGCCAGTATGAGGCTCAGACACCAGATCCGGGTTAGCTACGACATCGATACCGGTCAGTGCCTTGGCCTGCCGGTAATTATCCTCGAATGTCAGTTGCGTCGGTCCGCGACCACGATGGCGCCAGCCGTCATTGACATTGTCATTGCCGTATCGCCCGCCATAGACCTTGTTCGCCAGCGCCTGCGGCTTTCCTGCGTAGGGCTGAGCGGCCGCGATCGTCGGGAACCGCGATGGCCAGACCTGGACCATCCGGGCGGCCGAATGGTTCAGATCCTCTTCCATGACGCGGAAGCCCCGTGTCTCGACGGCCCAGCGGGCGAGCGCGTGCGCCAGGCGCAACGCTGTGACGAGCGCATAGCGCGGAAACATCTCGGCCGCCGCCTTGCCCAGATCGCGGGTCAATGCACTTGCTGCGCCCCCGGTATAGGAGAACAGCCCGCCATAGCTGAGCGGGCCGAAATCACCGTCGATCTTGCCAGCATAATGGCCAGCCGCCTTCAGCCGGGTTTGCACCGGTTTCGTTTCCATAAAAACCTCGTTGATTTGTGGGGCGCCAGACGCTCAGGCGCAGGACTGTCAGGCGGGAGGCGATGCCTCGCCGCTGAGAGGGCGCTTGCCCGCGGCGATATCCTCAAGCGTCCGGTTCGCGCTCAGTTCGGTCTGGACTTCTTCGCGGATCGCCGCTTTGCGCCGCGCGGCCTCATCCACGATCATCGCATCGACCTGGCGCAGAAAGCGGTCGGTGTAGAGCTTCACCACGCGATCAGCGCCGACCGTCGCCGCTGCCGTCATCAGGGCTGCGCCTTCGCCCCGCAGGCCTGCCTGCGACACCAGCCAGTAGGCGATCAGCGCCACCATCGGCAGCAGCAGGAAGTCTGCCAGGACCAGGCCTGGCCGGATCTGCACTCCCCGCTTGATCAACAGCGCATATTTCGCAGCGAAACCGAACGTCAGCCCAATCCAGATCCAACCATATTTGGCGATCAACGCCTCACTCCATGGCGTCATCGCCGATGCTCCCTGTTGATGCCCAGCCATGTTCACGCGACCGGGATCGCGTAACGTGCCCGAACCACCCGCTCCAAGAGCGCGCGCAACGAGATGTCGTAGTGCAGCGCCGTCGAGAACAGGAAGATCGAGCCGATATCGCCCGCCTCGATCGCGCCGCCGGCCGACGAGCCGAACGGGTTGACCGCGCCGACATGGAACTCGCGATGCGTGTTGCCGCTGGTTTCGCCCGCGACCGTGTTGCCGCCGGATTCGCTGATGAAGCCGGTGTCGACGCGCATGCGGCGAATGAAGCCCTGAAACTGGCTCGGCAGGATCGGCTGCTGGCGGTGGCTCATCTCGACCAGCACCGGGCCACCCTCGAAGAAGTGCGTGGGCGTGGGGCCGTTGAGGCTGATGACGGCGGTAGCGGTCGCATCCGAAACCGTCAGGTTCTGCGAGCCGTTGCCGGTCGTGCCGGCGAACTGATAGCGGGTGGTCTGGGTCAGTCCGACCGTCGCCGCGCCGCACATGAACGCATTGTCGTTCGGTCCTGCACGACCGACCACCGCCATGGTGAACTCACCCGCCGGGAACAGGTTCTGGCCGCCGTCCCACAACTCATAGTTGCCGTTGGGGAAGAGCAGCGAAGGCGCGCCGTGATATGCCGCCAGCGCGGGCTGGAGCTGCGGCATGTTGGTGCGCTCTTTCGTCAGCATCTTGCCGGTCTTGCGGCAGCGCCAGCCTTCCGCATCGAAGCCATGGCCAGCGTCCCACCAGTGCAGCAGTTCATCGGCCGCCATCAGGTCGATTTCGTCCTGCGAGACGGAGATCGGCGTCAGCCCCGCGCTATCGGGATTTGCCGTGGGCAGGCGCTTGAGAAGAGTTTGCATCAGGGTCTCCTTTACGAAGCTACGAAGAGGTTGAAGCGGGCGCGGATCACGCGCTCGATGAAGCGGGCCATCAGCTTGTGGCCGAGCGGATTGAGGTGGACGCCGCTGTATCGGAAGGATGGCGGGATCGTGTTGGCCGCCACCGAAGCAGCATCGTCCAGTTGCGGGTCGGCGTTGGTCGCTGGCACGAATCCAGGCTGAACAATGGCGGCATCGGCCAGCGCGCGCGGCGACGCGAGATAGCCGCGGATGTCCATGAAGTTCGCGCCAAACTCAGCGCGAAGCCAAGCCTCTCGCTCGCGGATGAAGTCCCCGTTGAACGTCCCGGCTCGTTCCTGATAGCCACGGTCAAGCGGACCCCAGCAAAGGAAACCAGCCTTGGCGGCCGTCGCCATCGAGCGATAATCGCCGTTCAGCTTGGCGATCTGGGCAGCGGTGAGGGCCGGGCCTGCGTTGCCCGGTTCGTCGTTGGTGAAGGCGCCGAAGATTGCGAACACGGTCATGTCGGTGCGCCCGGTGACGGCGACGATATCGGCGGTCGTGACGGTCTTGGCGGCACCGGCCACGGCGCGGGCGAAGCTGTAGGTCGTGCTGTTAGTGCGGGACAGGGTGCCATGAACAGCCGAACCGTCATCAGCGATCAGATCGACGGTGAAGGTGTAGGGGTCTTGGCCGCTTGCCAGAACCAGTGGATCAGTGATCGACAGGTTGGTGAGCGGCACTGAGCCAGAGGCTGGGATCGATCCGCCGGTGACATCTGCCGTCATCCTGATCCCGCCTGCGCGCGCGGCGATCTGGTCCGTCTTGTGGCCGTTCATGCCACGGTTCACGACGGTCAGCCCCAGCTCCGCCGCCAGCAGGTTCGTCCAGCGGAAGGCGCGCCAATCCGGCGTCAGCGTGCCGTCGCTATCGAGATCGTCGCCGTTCGTGGTGCTGTCACCATATGCCGCGATGGCCGTCAGCGTTTCGGCGCCGCTGCTACCGGACGAACCGCCATCGCGCACGACCAGCCCGCCCTGAGCGATCCAGCGCGTGCCGTCGAGACGAGTGCCGCTGACAAAGCGGCCGTCCTTGTCCAGCGTGAGGGCTGACCAGAGTTGCACCAGCGGCGAGACGGAGAACAGGTCACCGGCGCGCAGGTCGCGCGTCACAACGCCCCTCTTCGCCAGCCAGCGGCTACCATCAACGCGGGTGCCGCTGACAAAGCGATCATCACTGTCCAGCGTGAGGTCGGACCATAGTTCGACCGCAGGCGCCGATCGCCCGACCTCTGGGCCACCGAACAAGTGAGACATGCGGCCCCGGTCGGCGCGGTAGTACCGGCCATACGGATCGATGGCGGACACGGGACGGTTCTCGCTGTCCACCGTCATCTCAATATATTCGGGGATCTCGACACCTCCGATCGACTGCTCGCTGGTGCGGACCAGCTCGGGGACATCGGCAACACCATAGGTGCGCGCCAGATGACCGGATTTTGCGACCCAACTGGTGCCGTCGACACGGGTGCCGCGAACGAACTGGCCGTTTTCGTCCAGCGTCAGTTCGGCCCACAAATCGATGAGCGGCACGAAGCGATCTTCCATGCCGCCGAAGAGGTGGGACATGCGGCCGACGTTCGCCGCCAGGTAGCGGCCCTCCTTGGTGAAGCCGCCGACCGGGCGGTCATCGCTATCGATGGTGAGTTCGGCCCAATCGGGCTGGTTGGCGAGCGTGGGCGGAATGAGCCGCGCGACACTGCCGTCGAGCGAATCCACACCCTCTTGCGCCACATCGACATCGACGCGCAGGCCCTGTTCGACGCCTTCGGCGCGGGCTATTTCAGCGGTCAGGTCGACCCGGTTCGCGTCGGTGTCGATCCGTAGCTGGTCTTCGATGCCGGTCGCGCGCGCCACCTCGGCGGCCAGGTCGGCATTGGTCTGGGTCAGGTCGGTGCGCAGGTCCGCGACATCGGCCACGACATCCGCGTTCTCGTCCAGAAGCACTACGGTATCGGTGATGTTCTCGACATCGATCGAAACGATGTCTGTCTGCTGGCCATTGCCATAGACCCGGATGAACGGCAGGCCATAGACCGCGCTCGGCGGGATCGTGTAATCGATATTGTCGTGAACGCCGGCCTTCCCGATCTGGAAGACATAGGTCACCAGCCCATCCGCAACCGATGGCGTGATGGCTTCTCCGATGCGGGCATTGCTGACGCTGGCCTTGTTCGCGTTGAGGTTCTGCCAGCGCAGTTCCACCGCGTTGTTTGCCGGATCGGTGGGGTCTTCGGCGCGGCGCAGGCGATAGGTCAGGCGATAGACGAAGCCATCGTAGATCGGCTTTGCCAGGCGCGGCACGATGTCGATGAAGCCAGACGTGTCGTCAGTGTCGGCGCCGGTGATGCGCAGGACCGAGCCGATGCCCGCAACGATCTCATCCGACCCTGCGGTGATGATCGGACGGTTGAGCGGGTCGCCGGTCAGCGCCGTGGAGAACAGCGGGCGCGCATCGCCGGCCCGGTCGTTATAGCGCGGAACAAGCGCCTCGATCGGATCGATGCGGGCATCAAGGGCGACGACATCAGCGGTGCGCTCGGCCTGCTCGGTGTCGATGTCACTTTGCAAGCCAGCTTCGGCGCCCTGCGCCCGCGTGATCTCCGCACCGATGTCGTTGGATAGGCTCTGGTTCGCCGCCGATTCTGCCGCGACGAAGGCGTTGTAGGTGGTCTTGTCCACCTTTCCTTCATCGAGAAGGTCGATCCGCGCGTTGGCGTTCGTTTCGGCAGCGGTGGCTCGGGTGATCTCATCCGTGATCCGGTCGTAGAGCGCCTGATTTGCTTCTGCCTCGTCGTCCAGAAACGTGTCGAACGTGGTCTTGTCGAGCTTGTTGTTGTCCAGCAGATCGACACGCCCACTGAGCGTGGCTTCAACACTCTGCGCGCGCGTGATTTCGGCGGCGATGTCGTTGGATAGCGATGCGTTGGCGGCAGCTTCGGCCGTGACAAAAGCGTCAAACTCGGCCTCGCTCGCCTTGCTTCCTAGGGCTGCCTCAGCCGCGGTAATGCGCGCGCCATGATCTTCGACCGTCGGGCCTATCGCCACAGCAACGGCCACGTCGGCAGCCTGTTGAGATGTGAGCCCAGGGCCGCGCAGGCCGCGAACCTGCCCGCTGAAATATTGAAAGCTCATGGCAGCGTAACCCCCGGTTCGAGAAGGAAGCGACCGAGCGCGAGCTTGTCCTGCAGCGCGTCGGCATAGGTGATGACGATGTCGTAAGAATAGGCGTCGGCTTCGCCTGGCTCGGGCTCGTTCAAGCCCGTTGGGAAAGCCTCAAGCGCCCCCTGGGCGATCTGGGGAAACAGGCGAAGGCGGCGAGGCTCATCATCCGTCGCCGCCATGTCCTGAAACGTGATGCCGGGAACCGCGATGATCGGCGGTCCGCCCGCGCCCGGATAGAGGCGCACCTCCATACGGATGCTCGCGCTGTCGAGCGGCAAGTCCTCGCCCTCATAAAACAGGTCTATGGTCGGCGCCCACGCGATATTGCGCGAGGCCGTCAGGTCCAGGCTGGCGGTCATGATGTCTCCGTCGTGGAGCGGTCAGGAAATGGCGGTGATGATTCCGCCGGCGGTGGTTATCGTGATGCCGCCTATCGTGTGGGGGCCATCGGCGATCGGCACGGCGGCAGAAATCGCGTCGAGGTTTGCACTTGCCTCTTGAGCACCGATGGCGTTGCGCCACTGCGTTTCAGATGGGCTATCAACTATGCTGAGCGTGAAATCGCTGGGAACATCTCCAGCCGCATATGCCGCCAGAATAGAAGGCAGGTTGAGAGCTGCGTATGGCAGATCATTCCATCCTGTCGATCCATCACCATATTTGACCAGCAGCGTATCCGTTTCGAGCGCTGGCTCACCCGGACCAAGAACTGGGTTGACGCTCGTCCAGTTGGCGGCGGTGTCCCGGCGGAGCTGGAAGCGAACCGTTGCCATCAAGCCTCCGTCGTGGCGTCGCCGCCGTCCAGGATAACATCGTCATTGTCGGTGATCGGGTCGGCCGGATCCAACTCTCCCACGTCCCCGGCCTCCAGATAGCTGTCGGGATCAAAATCGTAGATCTCGGCATTATGCTCTTCGAGCTGCAGGCTGACGGAAAAGTCCTGGCTCAGACCCCAACTGGTGACCTGGAAGGCGTAATTGCTCAGGCCGTATTTGCTGGTCGCCAGTTGCACGGTGTCCAGCGTCGAGATGGCGATGCCCATGATGTTCATCGGCCAGGTCACCCTCCGTTCGGCCTGCGACTTGCGCAGGTAGATTTCGAGGATCCGCTGCCCGCGATAGATCGACGTGATGTGCGCCAGATCGTAGGAGGCCTGGCGAATGTCGCTCGACGACACGGCCCGGGTCGGAATGTCGGCGCCCTGATACTTGTCGCTCGGGTTGATGTAGGTGCCCGTAACTTCCGTCGCGATCTCGTCGCCGGTCCGAAGCACCGGCACCGTGAATGCGCTCGCGAGATCCTGCTCGTGCAGGGTAGCTGATGGTGGGACATAATAGCCCGGCCGTAGCATCATCTTGCCGTTGCTGTAGGTGAAGCTGCCCGCGCAGCAGGTCACGAACGTGTCGCGAACCTCGCTCGGCGCTGCGCCGGTCTGGATGTAGCTATCGAACTCGTAGCGCTTTTCCGTGCCAGCCGGTGTCGTCACCACCTCATCGCAGACATTGGCCTGCGCCGCGACCCAGTCTTCATCGATCTCGTCGTCGTAGCAGCCAAAGCCACCTTCCTCGCGCGGCAGCTTCATCCAGTCGTAGAACACCAGCGCGGCATTGCGGGTATATCCGGTCGTGTCGGTGCGGGGATCATAGATATCATTCTTCCCCTCGACCTCCGCCGTGATGTTGGGCATGCCCGCCTGGACGGCATCGTCATCAAGGTAGAATTTAGCGTAGATCAGCGCGACGCCGCGCCCGCGATGCGCAGATGACCATTTGCCGCTCGTCTCCGCGACGAAGGTCGGATGCGCGACCTGATCCTCTGTGCCGCGATAGAACCACAGCCAAGCGTTGCCGGCATATTTGCCGCTGGTGACCAGCCCGGATCCGCTGACCGTCACCTGCTCATCGCCCAGCCACCAGCGGGTCACACCCTTGCACCGATGCCCGGCGACCGCGATCACGAAATAGCGCTCCCGCTTGCCGCGCGGATGGAAGAAAATCAACAGCCCCCCGACGCGGCGCTTGCCGTAGATGATGAAGCTGTTCGACAGCGACTGGCGGAACATGCCGGGAACGTCTTTGCTGGAAGGGCGCGGGATCACCAGCGATAGGGCAGCTGAGACGCCGGCCGCGATCGCCGTGGACACGGCGGCGCTCGTTATGGCCGCTGCAGCGGCGGTTGAAAGACCTGCCTGAACCAGCATAGCCGATAGCTGTGGGGCGAAATATACAACAGCAGCGGCAATCGCGATGATGGCGACCGCCTTCACAACTTTGCCGATTGCCGCCTCCTGCTAAATGCGAGAATGTGCTCCCGGGTTTGGGAGGTTGAGTGCTTATGTTCTGGATAATGGTGATGATGGCTCAGGCCGGCGGATATGCTGGCGAGTTGAAAGAGCACTTGGCACTGCCGCCCGCTGCGACGCTTACCAGCGGGAAAAGAGCCTATGACTTGGAAATATGCATTGCGGATGCGTTGACGGTGCTAGGCACGCCGACGTCTCTTCGGGATGGGGCTGACGGCGTCGTGATCGTAGCGTCAAACCCTATGGCCGGTAATTACATCGCTTCAGCTGCTCTCCGCGAAGCCGGCAGCCAATCGAGAGTGACGATCCGCGTGCGCGGCAAGGGGTGGAATGATCGGATTCGGGGGCGGGTCGAAGCCTGCCTTTAGGATGATCGGTTAAGCAGTGCCCACACCCCATCAACATCGCGCATCGGCACCATGTCACCGCCGAAAAACTCCGCCTGATCGCCACGACAGATGCCGATAGCCCAGCCCCGCTGGACGATGTCGCCGCGCATCGCCTGACGGAACGGGATCGGCTCCCCATGCACTGCGCTGATGACGCCGGCCATGTCCCGCACTGCCAGCCGTCGCATCATCGCCGCCCAATCGCGCGGCCGGCGTGGAGAGGGGCCGACGATGTCGCATATGTCGCGTCCGGTCGCTGCCATGACATGCGCCCGCCACCGATCGCCGCAATGGGATTGCCAGGCTGGATCGCTCATAGCGGCGGCGTCTGCCGGGCCTTGGCCCACATGATCGGCACCTCCGCCATCAGCGACACATATTGAAAGCACCGGTCCCCTGGATATTTGCGCTGCTGCCACCAGTCGGTGAAGCGCTTGATGGCCGGCCGGCGCTGATCCCGCATGCGGCTTTCCCCGCCGGCCGTGACGGTAATGGTCTCGCCGGCATCGACGATTTCATAGGTGTCGAGCCGGCCCTTCCAGATATTCTTGAAGCCGATGACATTCTTGTAGCCGGGGTCGAGCGCGCCGACGAACAGCTCGTAAAGGCAGCCGCGCGTGGCCTGGTCGGCGACATCGTCGCGGAACTCCGACGGCACCTGATAGAGGGTGGCGCTCACGCCCACCGAAGAGCCGTCCGTGCCTTCGCCGATCGTGTCGATCTGCCCAAGGCCGCCGATGGCGCTCCACGTCTCCCCGCCATAGGTGATGGTCGCATTGCCGGTCACGGCATGAACCGGGTCGGGAAGATCGATATGGACGCCAAGGAACGGGCGGAGCTCGCTCTTCTCGATTTCATCCTGAAGTCCAGGATCAAGATCGCGCAACCCGGTCATGGCAGCTTCTCCTCGAACTCCAGAACATAGTCGGCCAGCTGCCCCACCTCAGACTCATTGCCACCTGCATCTTCTGTTATCAGCTGGAATGGGGCGGTAACCTCGTCCATTTCCAGCGCGGCGTCCTGAGCGATGGCTGTCGAGAGAGGCGGCTTGAACTTGACCTGTATCTTGCCGTCCGGACCTGCAGCCGACATCATGCTGCCAAACTTGGGAGACACGTCAGTAACGATGTGCGGGCGGCCATCACCGCCTATATAGTCGCCGATCGACGGCCCAATGAGACCGTGAGCGCGATTGATGGTAATCTCAGTCGATCCAGCAGGGGCCGCATCTACAGTGATCGCAGGCGAGTTACGCGTCAGATAGCTTTGCGGCCGTGGACGCCGGAAATCATGAAATCGAACGGCTGTCAGCCCGCCTTCCATCTCAGCTATAAGCGCATCCAACAATGCGGCCTGGAAGCGAACGTCAGCGGCGGATGGTCCAAAGCGATATTCAAGTCCCTGATCATCATAGCCATGCCCGGCGCGGAAGGTCAGCCTGGCCACCCATATCGGGGCGGAGAGGCCATAGACTTTCCGTGTGCGGGTAAGTGGGCTTTGCTGCCCCCCGACATGCGGACGAAGATAGAACATCACCTTGTATGGGACCAATCCCTTAGGCCACAGAAGATCAGGCACGACGACGATTTGCCTCCATCACACCTTTGATTGCGGCCTGTCGCGCAGCTTCTGCGAAGCGCGCAGCTTCAGTTTTAGTGGCGAGGTCGAGACCGCCGCTGAAGCTGATGGATTGGCTGATATGAACATCGCCCTGGTTGTCATCGTTGCCCCGACGGATGTTCACCGTTTCTCCAGCTGTGCCCCAGAACTGCACTAGATTGGTATCGATACCCGGCTTACCGCCGACCTCGAAACTACCGCCCGTCGCGAAACCAGGCAGACCAGCGAAGGCGCTGGAGACCGCATTGTTGTTGAGAACAATATCGCTGCTGCCCGTGTTTACCTTGCCACCAAACACAGTGGTGACACCGCTAAGGATGGAGCCTAGCAATCCTCCCCCGCTGCCGGCGCCGGCACTACCTTGCCCGAGGGCCTGCTTGAACAGGTTAAACAGCACATCCGACAGGCTGTTAAGCGCTTCTTCCATGCCCTTGGCGACATGGTCCTTCCACCAATTCTTTGCGAAGCTCCCAAGATCGCCATCCATCGCAGCGCGGATGCCGCCCCTGAACACTTCCCGCCACTGCCCCTGCTGACGCGCGAGCTCTTCCTCGTCCAGTTCACGCGAAGCGCGATCGCGTGCCTCATCCTCACCGACTTTTCCTTCGCCATCCCGGTAATATTGTTCGGTCCGGCGCTGAAGCTCAGCCGCCCTGGTAGCCGCCCGCTGCTGCTCACCGCTATCATTGCGTAAGCGCGAGAGCTCGGCCTCCCTATCAAGGGCCTGATATTTTGCCAGTCTGGCTGCCGCATCCGCACGGGCAATATCGACTTGGACAAGATCCTCAGCCGCTCGCCTTTGTGCTTGCAAGAGCGTCAGTCCCTTGTCCTGCCAGAACGCCGTGCGCTCTTCTAGATAGGCCCTGTCGGACGCCAGGCGAGACATTTGCTCGTCGCCGCGAATTTCGGCTAGTTGCTGATCAAGGGCGTTTTCGGCGCGGGCAACCTCGCGCGCGTGATATTCCGCCTCTGCGGCCTTGATCTCTGCGATGTCCTTTTCGGCCGCCAGCTTGGCAGCGCTGGCGCTCAGCCCGGCATCTTCATAGTCGCGCTGTCGCTGGAAGATATCCAGCTTGTCCTGCAGGCGGCGCATCTCATCCTTGTCGTCGCGCGCGCGGGCAACCGCCATCTGCTGTTCCAGCGCCATCTGCTCACGTCGGTTGGCCAGATCCTGCGCCGACGGGCCTTTCGCACCCTTCGTCTTCTTCTTGTCGTCGTCGCCCAGGTCGAGATCCACCGTCCCGAATTCAGGCGTATTGATCGAGCGGCTATAGCCCTCCACCGTCTTGGCAATAGTTTCCAGCGTCTTCGCGCGAGACAGAAGGTCGGCTTCCGCTTGATCGACCGCCTTGATACCGGGCGCCACTTTGGGGCTGATGAGGTCGCCGCGCGCACTCATCTTCACTTCCGATTTCGATTTGGAAAGGTTTGTTTTCGCGCGCTCTAGCGCCGCCCGGGCCGCAATGACGTCCGCCTTGGCGGTGGCCATTGCCTGAAGCTCGGCCGCGCGATCAGCCTTCATCTTGTCGATCAGGGCCTTACGGGCAGCGCCGGTCGCCGAAACCAGTTGAAGGGTCGCCGCCTGCTGCTTTTCATAGGCTGCACTCGCACGATCCGCAGCTTGGCGGGCAGCGCTATTCGCAGTGACGGTACGCGTGGACCACAGTACCAGCAGAGTCAGAGCGGTCACAACAAGGCCGATCCAGCCTGCCCACACGGTCATCGCCAGGCCGACGGTACGCAGCGCCACGCTGACCCCCGAAAGCGCGATGGCAAGACGGCCCAGTAGCGCGACCATCGTGCCGATCGGATTGATCAGGCCAGCCAGTACCGCTCCGAACAGGCCAAAGCCGCCACGCAAGAGGATGATGGGCGCGAGGATCTTGCCGATGCCCATGAGCGCCAGGATCATAGGCCCTACCGCTGCCGTCAGCCCCCAGATGGCGACGATGACCTGACGGACCGCTAGCGGAAGCTCCGCAAACCAACGCGTAATGCCGGTCAACGCATTCTGTACGGAGGTGAAGACAGCGAGGATACCAGTTTCGCCCATGGCAATCTTGAGTTCGTTGAAAGCGTCGCTCAGCCGGTTGGACGATTCCTCCACACCTTTCAGCTGGATTGCCAGCTTTTCACCGGCGTCGGTCTCGCCGATCGACCGCTGGAGATCGTCAAAGGCATCGCCGCCAAGGCGCATGAGGCCGATGGCCGTGCGCATGGCATCGGCGCCAAAAATCTCGTTGAGCACATTGGTGCGCGATCGGTCGGAAAGATTGCCGAGCTTCTCGCGCAACATGTCGGATATCTCGGCAAGCCCCTTCATCTTGCCGGTCGCGTCATAGAAGTCGAGGCCCAGCTTCTCCATCATCGCCGCCGCTTCTTTGGACTTGGGCGTCAGCGTGGTGATGAATGTCTTGAAGCTGGTACCCGCATCGGACCCGCTGCCGAACAAGGCAGCAGTGCCGGCCAGCGCGGTATTGAAATCCTCGAAGCTGACACCCGCCGCACCGGCCACGCCGCCACCCTGAGCGATAGCATCCTTGAAGTCGTTGAAGCCCAGCTTCGACGCATCAAGCGAACCAGTCACCTGGTTGACTACCGCCTCCAGATCGGACGTCGACTTGTTGAACTGGGCCATGACATCGGTGACCAGCGCGGCGGACGAACCGAGCTCAGCGGCATTGGCAGCCGCCAGGCGCAAGGTCTGTTCGAGCCCGCCGCCCAGAATGTCGCGCGCCGACATGCCGGCAAGCGCGAGAGTTTCGATCCCGTCCGCCGCTTCCTTCGCGCCGCGTCCCACCTCTGGCCCGAGCTTGCGAGCAGCCTGCGAAAGCGCCTCCAACTGATCGCCGCTTATGCCGCGCAGCGCGGCATGGACATTGTTCATGGACTTTTCGAAAGCGCCGGCACCGCGCTTGGTGACGACGGTCATGCCGGCAAACGATGCACTGATCGTTGCCGTCATGCCGATCGCAGCGTTGCGAATATTGCCTTCCAGTTCCTTGAACTGCGACATCACCTCTTTGGCGAAATCGGCCAGCACTTCGCGGGCGTCCTCAAAGCCATCGAACCAGCCGCGCACGTCGAGCCCGAGCTCGCCATGCATGCCGCCGATTTTGAGATCGTCGCTCATTCAGACCCTCGTTCAGGCAATTTTGCGGATGGTGATCGGCGCGCCGGCCGCCTTCATCGCTTGGAAGGCGGCGAGCATTTCGTCGGTGGACTGTTTCTGGTTGGGCCGCGCCGGCTTCGTCAGTTCGTCGAGCGACGGCAGCTGCTTGTTCTTCGGGTAGCGGTGGAGGGCCGCGGTCAATCGGGCCTGGAACGTGGCGACATCATGCTCCCGGCGGCAAGCGGCGCGATATCCGCGCAGCGTTGCCGCCAGGATGCGGGGGGTCTGGCGCCAGAACGCATCGGGATCGCGCCCCGATTGCGTCCATAGCGTCAGGAGCTTGATCCAGTCCCAGCCCTTTTCCTCCGCGCCTTTCCCCCCGCACTCTCGTCTTGGTCGCTGTCAGCCTTACTGGGCATGGCAGCCTGCAAAGCAGAGCGGAGGGCATTTTTGATGCCCTCCAATCCGGCGTCGGACATGATCTCGCCAGCCTCGGCAAGCGAGGTCTTGGGATGATGCGTTTGGAGGCCGGCGCAGAAGATCGAGCGGAGCAAGCGAAAGCTGGGCTTGTCTTGGATCTGCTCGATAAGCTCGGCCACGCCAAACCCGGTTTCATCTTCGAGCTCACAGAAGGCGTTGACATCGAAGACGAGGGTGAAGGTGGAGACGCCGGCCTTGAAAGACGCCTCCCCGCGAAGCGGGTTACTCACCAGCAGCCTCCGTTTCCTCGCTCGACCATTTTACCCGCAGCGTGCCGGTTCGGCGATCGAGCATCGGGTTCGAGCGCACATAATTGCGCACGATCAGTTCGCCCGAAATTTCCCAGGTGCCGTCGCCGTTGACCAGCACGATCTTGTATTGCAGCGGCCGGCCATAGGATTTCGCTTTGCGGCAAAGAATATCGGTCGGGGAGCCGGGGATGTAGTTCATCACCAGGTCGGCTTCTTCGCCGTCCTTCAGCGGAGCATTGATGTAGCTCTTGTATCCGATCGTCTTCATGTGGCTGGTTTCGACCAGATCGGCCGTGCCTTCGGGCAGCGGGACTTCGGTCAGTTCGCCCAGCTCCACCAGGGCTGGGGTGCCGAGCGTCGGATCCCACAGCCAGAATTCGGTCAAATGACCGGTTTCAACGTCACTCATGTCAGGAGCCTCCTTCAGGCCAGGGAGAAGCGGATCGTCAGATCCGTTTGCTTGCGGTGGATGGTGCCGGCGGCGTTCTCTTCAGAGAGGTCGCGCGGCATGGTCGCCGACGCCGGACGGAAGTAATATTCATCGGTCTTCGAGCGAGGCAGAAGGCATGCCAAAGCAGCGCTGACCAAGCCCTGGGCAGCCGCATATGAATCTCCCCAGCAGTCCATTTGCACGCGGAAAAACTGGAGGGACTGCTCTCCCTTCATATGCTCGGCGAGCACGGTTGGTATGATGTTTAGAGTGATGGCCGGCAGCAGGGATTTTGGGGGGCGAATTCCCCAGAAAACGCGACCTGAAGCGAGCGCGCTGACCGGACCGTCAGCGAGCAGCCTGGCGCGCAGTGCTTGCTGCATGTCCATCGATTAAGCCGCCTTTTTGATATCGGTCCAAAGCGAATTACCCATCGCGCGCTTGACCTCATCCCGAGTATTATCGAGGGCCGGCCGCATGAAGGGATGGGGGGCGGAGTGCGATGTGCCGAACTCCACCATATGCCCATAAAAGCCTTTGCCGCGAGAAGGGCCGATGTAGACCGCAGTGAAAAAGCGGCGCTGAGATACAGATGAAGAGTTTAGCCCCCCGTCAAAGCTGATAATAATATTGTCGCGCAAATTCCCGGTGAGCACGGGGGCGAGGCGCTGTGCCTCGGCCTGGATGATCACCGCGCCGGCCATCAGCGACCTTTCGCGGGCCTGCGGCGACACAGCATCGCGGATTTTTACCAGTTTTCGATCGAGGGCGTCAAAGCCTACGAGTTTCACGCGGCCTCTCGGATGGCGGTCACCCGCACCCCGTCATTCAACCCCAGATCCTGCTTGGCGGTGACGTTCCAGGTGCCGCCGTCGAATGAAATACGGTGATCGATCACGCTAATGGCGCGAGACTTGCTGTCGCTAAGAATTTCGAACGACGCGACCTGCGATCCGGCGACCTGAGCCGCCTCGCGCTGCTCTTTCCCGGAACCGTAATAGACGGCAGCATAGGCGCGACAATATTCCGCCCAAACTTCAATCTCTCCGCCGTAGCCGTCTTCGGCCACCGTGCGGAATTCGATAGTGACAAGTCGATTTCGCGGGGCGGTCTTCATGCCATGCTCGGATCGCGGAAATCATGCAGGACGGTTAGGACGGCGCCGGTCATGGGTGCATCCTTGTCGCCCTCGAACAGAGCCTTCACCGCAAGGATCTCTGCGACCTTCAATGCCGCGCGGTCGATTTCGCTCATTTCGGCGATGGCTTCGTCAGTTGCCTTGATGTGCCGAACGATGCGCGCGTGCGCGGTCGTGATCCAGGTGTTGATCTCGGCATCGAAATCGCCGGACAGCATACGCAGCTGGATCTTCATTTCATCAAGATCGACAAGCGCAGCCATCAGGTCTTGTCCTTCCCGTCCCGGCCGCGCTTCACAGCAAGGCGCCAGCCGCTGCCGTCACTGTCTGGTTTCGATCCGGTTGCGCGCTGGGCGATCCAGAAGCTACCGCCCCAGGTGACGCCGTCACCTTCCTCGTAAGACTTGCCGTCGGCGAACACGCCGCGGTCGATCACGACGGGGAAGGGGATCTGGAACGCATATTCGGTGTCACCCTTGGTGAAGGACATGCGCAGGGTGCGACCGTCTTCCATCAGGGTCATGTCGAGATCGTCGACGCCGAAGGGGATGCCATCCTTGCCGTCGTCGCCATCACGGCCGTCCTTACCGACGACCTGACCAAGATGCTTCATCCGCCCATCGGTGAAGGACGCGATGAGATTGCCATCGCGGTCGATGACGAGATCAGCGATACCGGCACCATCCTTGCCGTCGATACCGTCGCGGCCGTCTTTGCCATCCTGCCCGTCGACGCCATCCTTGCCATCGGCACCATCGCGACCATCCTGGCCATCGGCGCCGGCATCGCCATCCGCACCGCGCTCGCCATCCTCGCCCTTCTCGCCGCGCTCGGGAGCGGGCAGGGCAGCAATGGCTTCCGGCACCTGTTTCGACACTTCGGCCTGCACCATCTCAGAGACAGTGGTGCGGAGCGTGACCGGATCGACATCTTTGCCGTCGCGACCATCCTGGCCGTCCTTACCGTCGCGGCCGTCCTGGCCGTCAGCACCGGCCGGGCCAGCCTCAACCGATCGAGCCTCAAGCGCTGCCACCCGTTCGCGCAGCGCCTTGTTCTCGGTGAGAAGCGGCGCGAGCTCGGAGGCAAGGTGCTCTCGCACGATGGCGGCGGTCGCGGCGGCCAGCGCCTTCGTGTCAAGCATTCAAGGCCTCCCGCAGGTCTTTTTCGAATAGTGCGATTGCCGCGCGCTCGGCTTCAGGACCCGGTTCAGCCGGGGGAACAGGCTCGATCGGTTGCGCATCGCGGCGCGCCAGCCACTCCAGGCTATGATCCTGCTCTTGCAGGTAGACGGTGTCGCCGCCCTCGACTGGCTTGCGATCCAGCTTCGCGCGCTGCTCGTTGACGGTCAGCTTGCCCTTGCTCTTTTCGAGCACATCCATCTGTGTCGCTGCGTCCATGCGCAGCAGGTTTTCGGTGTCGAACTCCGTGCCTAAGCCCTCGCCCGTGGCCAGGCCCTCGTCCAGACAAAGCTCAATGGCCTCGATCAGCACCTGCAGGCACTGGCCGAAATATTCGACATTGAGCGCCTGGACGTTGTTGTAGGTCGGCTGCGCACCGATCCCGACCTTGTACGGCGGGACATGATAGGTCGAGCAAACGACCTCGGCCGACCATTTCAACTGCTCGACCAACTGGGCGTCGGTGGCCTTCATCGCCATAGCTTCGAACTTCAGCCCGTCGCCCAGGACGGCGACCTTGCCCGAATTCTCGCCGGAATATTCCTTGTCCCAATGGTCCTTGAGCCGCTTGGCGGTTGCATCGCTGATGTTGCCCGGCGCCGTCAGGATGCCGCCCGGGCGCGCACCGTTCTGAAACAGGCGGGTGCTGGATGTCTGGACGGCAAGCCCTTGGGTCGCCGCAAGGCCGTTGGCGAAGATTGGCGACAGACCCACGAGCGGGTGAAAAAGGCAATTGAACCGGTCATGGATGATCTCGCGCGCGGGCACGATGACGTTTTCGGCGACGCCGGCGAGATCATCGCTCTGGAGGTCATAGAAAACGCTGCCATCAGGCGCGACGAGCGGGGTGACGCGATCGGGGTTGAGGACATACAGCGCGGTAACGACATTGCGGCTATCGCGCTGTTTCAGGACATAGGTGTTGCCGCGCTGCAGCTTGGACAGCACCCAGGTCTCATAGAACTGGATGCGGTTCTGAAAATGGTTTGGCTTCCGCAGGACCGGACTATAGGCCGAGTTCTTCGTCTCCGACCAGATGCCGTCGCTGTCCTGCGCCACCAGCTTTACACGCAGCTTGGCTACATCGCTTGCGATCAGGGTCTGGCAGGAAAATACGGCATGATGAGCGACGACGGCAGACTGGTTGACCTTGATATCACGCTGGAAGGCGCCAACGAACGCTTCCGACACGATCGGCCACCAACCGCCGCGGTTGTCCACGGGCGACAGCGATGCAGCCGCCTTGGTGCGCGTGATGGTCAGGCCGAAAATGTTCATCAGTCGGCCGTGCGCGCTTCCGAGATCTTCGCGGCGAGCATCTGCGCATCCCAGCCGTGATAGGGGCGCTTGCCGACGACTTCGTAATATTCGGCGCGCAGCTTTTCGAGAGCGTCGGGCACCGCGTCGGGATTTTCGTTCAGCGTGCCATCGGCATTGGCAAGCTTCGCTCGGCCGGTAGCAACCAGCACCCGATGGTCCGCCATGGTGCGAGCAACAAAATAGTCACCAGCCTTGAGGCGGCGAGTGGCATAGGTGAACGGCCGCGAGGCGATCAGCTGCATAGCTCTGCTCCAGCATGAGGGAGGGCGGGATCAATGACCCCGCCCAGCAGGTCATTAGGGGGTGACGACGGGCGTGCCGTAATCGGCGTCGCCGATGTAGGCGACGGCGCTGGCGCGGCGCTTGGCGAAGTTGAGCGGACGCACAACCTTGATCGCCACCGATTCCGTCTGGAACATCGACACCACGCTGGCATTGGCCACCGGCGTGTCGCTGGCGCCGTCGGGATTGTCGGCCATCTGGATCGCCGCTTCGGTCGACAGCGAGACCTCGACCCCCCGGTCACCGATCTTGTAGATGTCCGACGGCTTGAGCAGGATGAGGTCGCCTGCGCCGACATTGTCGCCTGCGGTCAGCTTGTCGCCGAGCAGTGCGCCGCCATTCGCAGACAGGCCCGGGAAGGCGAAGTTGCCCATGACATTCTGCATCAGGCCCAGGGCCTTCGCGAGCGACTGCGTCGTGGCGAACTCCAGCCCGGCCGCATTCTTTGCGGCAATGAAGGGTGCATAAAGCGCCTTCACGTCCGCGATTACACCTTCGACATCGGGGCCGGCGCTGCTGATCGCAGTAACACCGTTCAAGATGCCCGCCGGCGAGACGTTGGGGGCCGCTGCGGAAGTGCTGAAGAATGTCTGATCGACGCGCTGCGCGGATGCACTGACAAGCGCGTCACGTACCAGCATCTCAGCGGAAGGCGACGAATCCCGCAGCAGTTCCTTCGACACGACGGCCAGGGCGGCCACCTTCAGCGGCGTCAGGTTGACATCGAAGAAGTCCGCCTTGGTGACCGGGATCGACTTCGATTGGCCGACCCAATAAGCGGTTGCCGCGCCATCCTGGCCGGCGATGTTGATGTTCGCCGGCACTTCGCGGAGCGGAAGCTGGTCGAACACGGTCTGGCCGTACAGGAAATCGATGAAGTCGCCGGTGTAGCGGTCGATATGGACCAGCTCGGCGCCCCATTCGCCAGTCTCGGTGCCGCCGCCGGCGACGGCAGCGCGAACGACCTGCACGAGGTTCGGGTCGCTTTTTCCCCAGCGCTGCTGCGCGATGCCGGCCGCCGACACGCCGTCCAGGCGGGCGAGGGTCTTGGCGATGACGAGGCGGGTGTAGTTCTGGCCCTCGAACTTCTCGCCCTTGTCGATCGTGCCGATGATGGTCGGAGCGCCCGGGGCACGCGACTGGTTACCCTCTTCCTGCGACTTGCCCTTGATCGGGGCAGCCTTTTCGGCCTGCGACTTTTCCATGGCGCGCAGGCGCGCCAGGTGCTTGTCGATGGCGTCGATGTCGGCCTGGTTGCCGTCGAACTGCTCTTCCTGTTCGGCGTCGAGCGTCGAGCCAGCGTCGGCGGCCTTGGTCATGATGTTTTCGTTGGCGGTGACCAGGGTCGCCCGCTTCGCCTCAAATGCGGCGATCTGCTCGGCAATGGTGGCCATTGCGCGTTCCTTTCTGTGGGTAAGACCCCGGGACGGGGTCAGGGCCGCAAAATGCGGTTGATGACGAAGGGTTTCGCCCGGACGCGGGCGGGGTCATCCAGCTTCACGACGCGCGTTTTGCCGGACGGGGCACGCGCTTCGGGAGGCAGAATTTCGAGGTCGGGGATGCCCTGGGCCTCCCGGAAGATGCGGTCGAACTGCTTGACCGCCGTGATGGCGGCATCGGGGTTCGCGGGAATTGTCACGCCGGACAGTTCCAGCCAGTCCCACTCTTCGAAGTCGATGCCGCCATTTTCGATGAACGAATATTTGAGCGGCCGGAAACCGATCGAAGTCGCGCGGACCAGCTTCAGCTTGAGGCTGAGCCAGGCTTCATCCAGCCGATCCTTGAGCTTGCCCGGCTCATCGGTCTTCTGGATATGAGCCTTGAACTTGATGCCGCTGGGTTTCGGATCGGCGTCGATGACATGGCCGATCGGCTCATCATGCCGGTGCTGCCACAGGAAGGGCAGGGGCAGACTGAACTTGGCGCCCATCGGGCGGACGATGTCCTGCGAGCGGTCAGGCGTAGGCGTGGTGGCCACGCCCTCAATGATCCGGCGATCGTCGTCCGCCGACTTGATCTCGATGAACGAATAGGCGCGAGCCAGATTGCTCATGGCAATCTCCTATGTGGAAGGTGTGCCGATCACAGGATCAGCATCTGATACGACTTTTCGCCCTGGGCCTCCGGGTTGCGGCTCATGAGCATCACCGCGTTGAATGCGGCGATCAGCGGGTCGATCTTGGCCTTGCCGGCGACCTGCTTCGTTATGAGGACAGCATTGCCGCGCTGCTCCGCCTTCGCATTGCCCGCGCACCAATCCATGAGCTTCTGTCCGGCGTGGATGAGCGTGCCATCCTTCAGCTTTCGCTCAGACCCCCAGATCGCCCCCGACAAACGGAAGCCCTGCGGAACGGCCAACATCTGCTCAAGCGTAAATCCGCGACCGGTCAACTCGTCTACGAGGGTGGTCACCCCCTGCGGATCCAGCCCGATCGCCGCCTGTTCGGGGAACAACCCCGCGTCCTTAACGGCCTCAAGAAGGTCGGCGATTTCGACCAGATCTTGCGTAGGGTTATCGCACCTGCGGAGCGTGCCCTCGGCAATGAAATCATTGAGGCGGCTGACGATGTCTTTGCGCCGCTCGAAAACGTCAGCCTGGGCCCATGCTCGACAATAGAGCAGCCACTGCTTGGTAACCTTGTGCCGGCCAAGTAGCGCCAGCCCGAGAAGGTCGTCGAGCCCACCGCCGTCAATTCCAGCGGTAGCGACCTCGATGATCTCAAGAAACTGCTCTAGCGTCCCGTCCCAAATCTCGACCGGCGCCTGAGCGCCTTCCCAGTACAGAGCACCGACCCAAGCATCGTATCGAAGACCGACGCCGATCTCGATATTGAGATGCTTCGCAAAGAAGACTTGCTTGGTTCCGTCCTCCGAGTTCTCGACCTCGGAATATTCATCTTTGAGGAAGTCGAGACTGACCGACCGTCCAAGGTTCGGATTGGTGACGTACCAGTTGGCAGGATCATGGTGCTTTTCAGCAGCGATCATATCCTGCGGGAATTCATACAGGACCGGCAAGAATTTCGGGTTTGCGATCTTACCGTCCCGGACGTCGCGGGCATATTCCAATTTCGACTTGAATACGCCCGCCGGCGGCTTGTCCGATTGCGTCGTCAGGAAGAGCGTATAGCCCTCCGGTCGCGATGCCTGGCCACCGGTAGCTTCCCGAAACATTGCGTCGGCATTGTTCTTCTCGCCAAAGAGCCAAAGCTCATCGACCAGGACCCGGCTGGCCTTCTTGCCTGAGACGGTGGCGCTGTCGGCGGCCACAACCTTCAATGTCGCCTTGGTCGCCCGGTTGGTGATGAGGCGGATGTGCTCCTGAATATGCAGAAGCGCGTCCAGCTCTTCATCGGCCCTGATCATGTCGCAGGCCGGCTTGAAGCTGTTGCCGGCGACCTCGATCGTCGGCGCAAGGATCAGGTTCTCATCAGAAGGGCGCCAGCCGCAGATCAACTCGGTCAGCATGATGCCGGCCGCGATCGTCGACTTGGTGTTCTTTTTAGAAACCAGCAGCATGCCCTGGCGGATCAACTGTTGGCCGGTTTCGGCGTCATATGCCCCGAAGATCGCTCGGGCAAAATCAAGGAGCCATTGATCTGCAGATTCCCCGATCGTCCAATAGCGATCGGTCGCCGGGTTGATGCCGAGGTCGACGACGCTCAGCGCCTCGAACACTGCCATCTTCGCGGCCGCCACCTCCGGGAATAGCGGAGGAAATGCTATCAACGGTTCTTTAGCTACGATCCGGCGCTCCCAGTCTGGGCACGCCGTCGTCCAGGTCGGCACCTTACTTCACAGCCTTCAACGTCGGCGGACCGATCGGCGCAAACCGCCGTCCGACTTCGTTGGCCTTCTCTTGCGCCGCTGCCTTCTTCCCCTGAGGCGCCGAAGCCTCATTGATAGTCTTGAGCGCCAGAGCGAGGGTCTTGAGCGTGTTTGCGCGACCAGACAGACTGACCGCCCGCATCATTGCGGTGCGCTTGGCGTCATCATCGTCGCCATCAGTGGCATCAATGATGATGTCTTCCAGTTCGCCGCGGCGGCTGGTGACCACGTCAAGCTCATCCAGCATCCGGCCGACCAGCGAACGCCCATTATCAGCGATCTCGGCCGGGCTGAGCAGCTTGTCCGGGTTCGAGACAGGCGGAGGGGGTGGGGAACGCTCCGGTTCGCAGCGGTTCGCGGTGCGAACCTCCCTTTTCCACCCCTCAGCCTTCGCCCGCTTACGAATAGCGGTGTCTGAAATCTCATGTCGATCAGCTATTTCTCTGATCGAATCTTCGCCGGCCAAGTATTCGATCTCGATGCGAGACCAGTCGATAGTTGATTTTCGGGTCGCCATCGGCGGTCATCCTCCGGCGAAAGTTCGCACCCCCGTCACTCCAGCAGGAAAAAATCTCCGCGTGAGAGCAGGACCGGTCCCCAGGCAGGCGAGGTTCCAGACTTTGAGATACCCCCCCTGGGGGGCAGGTCAGGGGTGCTC